TGTCCCCCACGTACCGGCGTTTTCACCAGTTGCCTGAAGTTCTACCCCTAAAGGTGTATATGTTGATGCCATAATTTTTTATCTCCCAATTAGAATTCTTATTCTATGCGACGTCACTATATGATGTATTAGAACCTGTGTCAATAGCTTGATATGCTTGAATTCCAAAACCATCTGCAGTGCCAAATCCAGCCACAGAAACAGTTGCAGAAACTCCTGTTAATCCCATTACATCTGCTGGTGCTATAGAACCCACAGCAGAAGTAAAAGAAACTCCTGTTACAGGAACTCCTATTTCAATTATAATTGATCCTACACTAGATGTAGATTGTACACCTGTAACATCTATTATATCAATCGCATCAATAACTGTTGTACCAAGACTAGAAGTTGTTGAAACTCCTGTTAATCCTAAAGAAAGTTGTGCAGGGGTTATTGAACCCACTGCAGAAGTTGAAGACACACCTATTAATCCAACAATTTGAGAGGCCGCAGTTATCGCTCCTACATTAGAAGTTGCTGAAACTCCTGTTAAACTAAACGTTGCATTAATTACATGACTTACTGAACCAACTGCAGATGTTGATGATACACCTGTTAAACCCATTACATCTGCCGGACTTATAACAAATTGTCCCCAGCCTTGTGGTTCACCCCAAGATCCATTATTCCAAGCACTACCAGTACCAATAGCTGATGATATTGCATCTGGAGCTTCTAATTCTACTACTAATCCAGAGGCACCATAATTTTCAACTCCCCAACCGTCTTGACCCCAACCAATTGCTATTTGTGCATCAATTGTAGGAGACCCTACACTAGCAGTTGCAGAGACACCTGTTAAAGAAACAACAGCATTATTTAGTTGACCCCATTCACTATCATTCCAAGCTTGTGCGCCCCAACCTAAAATAAATTCTTCTTCTACTCCCCAACGATTTGAACTCCAACCAAATGCACCATAAGAATCTCCACTAATTGTATTTGCTTGTCCACCCATCCCAGAGTGATTACTGCAATAGTAATATAAAGTTGGTGCAGATGCTGCTACTGTAATTTGTGTGTACGCACCAGAAGATCCTGGTGTTCCATTGGTGGTAACACCGGTCGTATATTCGCTTCCAGAATTATGTGTACCGTCGCTTGTTGTTGAAAATCTTAAAGGGTGAGTGCTATTTGATGAATCTGCTTGATCAAATCTAAATGTTCCACCTTCAGCTAGATTTAAAGTATCTTGTTGAACACCATCAATAAAATATTTATTTCCACTGCCGGTGCTAACCACCGTTACCGTGAATGTTCTAGTAACGGACATACGTCGTTACTCCTTTAGGCTAATCGTATGATTGCGTTAGTTGCGTCTGCTGTAGGGAATTGAATTGTAAAAGTTCCACTTGTTACAGTTTTATCACCACCAAATGCAATAACTGCACATGCTGGATCTCCAGATGCTGAATCATTATAAATTAATGCACCATTTGCTGTAAAGGTTGCACTTGTGTAACTAACATCAGCAAAATCACAAACTGCCGTTGTGCTATCAGCTACAGGAGTTACACTTGTAAGAGTTGCTCCAGCTGCTGTGTATGCTGTTCCAGATGAATTAGTAATTTCGTTTGATGTTGAATAAGCTGTTGTTGAAGCTCCTAAAGTTGCAGAACTTGTGTAAAGAGCTATTTTAAAAGTATTTCCAGTTGTCGCTGTGAAGTTGTGAACTCCTTTTAAAAGTTCAACTTTAAAACTTGTACATACTGCAGATGTTATTGCCATAATTTTTTCTCCTACGGGTTTGCTGAGGTAACTGGTATTCTAACTGCTCCGTCTGTGTAGTCGTCTCTTCGTCTTCTACCAACTTGCTCGTTAGCAAACTTCTGTACCTCTTGTTTATATTTATTTTCATATAATGTCAACATATCTATCGGACCTTTTAAAAATCCGTATGTTTCTGATAGACAGCAGTATAATAGACCATTTGGGAAGTTTAAACTAATATAATTAGTCGTATTATCTGAAGCTAAAGTAGCCGGCATTTTATTAAAATGCACTCTAAATTTATACGTAGTATCAGGAACAGGAGCAAACATCATTCTTCCAGAATTAGTATCACTATCACCTGTAGCTCCACCAAACATAGCATAATATTTAGGTTGACCTCTTTTAGCGGATTCTGTTGATGAAACATATTCTTGTAAATATGTAATATCTTTTTTTTCTAACCAAATATTAGCACCAGTTATAGCTGATGTTGAATCATAAACTTGTATGCCTCTAACAAATAAACAGCCAGCTGGAGCATTAATTGTTTCTTGACCTGTTACTAAATTACCTGATTGTTGTTTTCTATCTGCATCAATAGGGATATCTCTCATTATTCTATATTGTGCATTTAAAATAATATTTTCTAATTGATCTGTAGATAAAACATTTGAATCTACTTCTGTGTAGTTTCTAATTTGTGTAACTAATCCACTGTAACTTATTCCAGCCATTATTGTCCTTTATGTTTTAAACGTATCTTTTTTTGTTTTTCCGTTTCATTTATTATTGGCAGTCCTTTTTGTCCAACCTCATCTTCGTCTGGACACTCACATTGTTTAATACCAAATAACTTACAAATAAATTTTTTAATTTTTTTAATCATGCCTCTATAGTTATGGGCCCTACTGAAGAACCATAACCTCCTCCTTTTACATTTCCAATTGTAGCAGTATCTGTATCAACTGTAAAATGAAAAAAATTTGAACTTGCATAATCAGTTGTTACTGCAGCATCATTTTTATATAGACCTACAGTGATAGCGTATCCTGCAGACTTTGTAATATTTGTTCCTGTTATTCCATCAAAATCTGGAATGTTTGCGTAAGCAAAAACTGGGTTTGTTGAAGTGCCTGTCCCTGGAGAAGTAGTCGGTGCTCCTCTAAATCTATAAGTTGTGCCATTAGTTAAACCATGTCCAGGTGCAAAAACATTTATAATTCTAGAACCTGCTTCATAAGTTTCAAAACCGTTGTTAGGTATTCTAACAGTTGTTGATGGTTCTGTTCTATCAGTTCTAACATTTCTTAATGCGATACCATCAGCTGAAATAGGTTTAGGTTCTAATTGTGGTTGTTTTGGTTCAAACTCAGAAACATGTACAAAAGCACCATTCCATTCTCTAACCATTTCTCTGTATGGAAATTCTACACCAGATCTATCTGATATTGCTTTTGCGTGTTTACCTGTTGCGTATTTTGCCATTATCTTGCCCTTCCACCTTTCATAAATGCTCTACCAAATCCACGTTGTGCAATCCCACCACCTCTTAAATATTTTGATCCACCCATTCGTAAATCTCTTATTTTTTTTGCTTTATCTTTTTTATTAAATTCGTCATGTAGTTTAGGACCTACCATTTTTTGTTTTTTCTTTTCTACTCCAGAAACACCACTTCCTCTATGAAGTGGAGGAGACCCTAATTCATCAACATTATAATAAGGACTTTTTGGATCAAGTTTTTTAAATTTGTCTTTAGCACCAGGTCCTGGTTTAGTTTCTAAAGGAAATAATTTTTTACGTATGCTTTTAATAATTTTTACTTTTGCCATTATTTTTTACCTTTTTTCTTTTTCTTTTTCTTTTTACCACCAGGTCCTAAAGGTTTATCAATAAACCCACCTTTTTTTTCTGGAGTTCTTCCTTTGTCCTCTAAACTTTGTAAACGATCTTCTAACGTATTTAAAATATCATTTTCTTCTTTGGTAATATTTCCTTTTTTTCTTTTTACAGCTAATTTATTAAACTCTTCGATCATTTCTGATACTGTATTTAAAATTAATTTTTTCATATTATGTTCCTGGGTAATAAGCTTTTGGTGTAATATATGTGCTAGAAGCTGAACCATCTTCTGCTAATGCTCTAGCCAATTCATCTTCATAAGCTAATTTCATAGCTTGAATTAATTGTGGTTGATACTTTTGTGCTAAATAATATGCAAGTCCTGATACCATACAAGGCACAAATCTGAATGGAACATCAGTTGCATTTGTATAATCACCTACATCTTGTATTCTTTTTATAAAATAAAAATGCATATCTTTAGATGCATTTGTAGAATCTGGTGTTGGATAAACATGTATTCTAACTTTATCAATAAATCT